TTTTATTACTTTAATGATGCCATTGACTATATATGGCAAAAAATAAAGAAATAATAGTTTATATTTTTTTAAAAAAACCTTATAATGTGAATACAAACGTTATAAGGTTTTTTTATTACATGGATATTTTACAATTTGTTGAATTAATTAAGAACGCTAAATCTATTGCCCCACTTCTATCGGCCAACGTTATTCGTGTTAATGATGTTGTTTATGATTTAGCCGACGCTATTCATGAATCTAGTTATAGCGAATTTAATATTGAAAATATTAGCGATATTAAACAATATAATTATTCTGTATCAGGTATATCTGATAAAAAATCAAAAAAACCGATGACTAATCGTATTTCTATTCAATTTAATGATGGATCTAAAGGCCTTACTATTGAATATAACGATTCAGCACAGTTTACAAAAAATGATAAACTTACAGATTCATATTATAATTTGGTTGCATTTGTAAGCGCCAATCATAGCTATCAAGATAAAAAAATAATTTTACTTAATAGCTGTATTACAACTATCGGTGGTGAAACATTAACTTTGGATGACTATTATGCTAAGTATAAAATCGCTGGAATTACTACAAAGTCCGTTACTGCTTAAAAAGGTATTGGATAATACACCTGAAACGGCAACTATATATGATATGGAAAATGATTCATATTTGCGTAAACATGCTGTTTCATATTATGAACTATATGATATGAATAATGAATGGTCAGATGTTTCTGAAATATCGGATCAATGCATTGAATTGGATGTTCTACTCGCATCATATAAAAAGTTAGCTCCAGTACAACCTCGTGATGTATTACCTGAATTCATTGTATGTGCTGCTAATAAAGACCCGGACAGTGGTGTCGTATATCCATGCGTACGTCATGGTTGTGAAATCTTTTGGGGCTTAATAGATGATAAATATACCCATGGTGAAAAAGATTGTAATCATTTTAAACAAGGCTTTTTAACAAATAAATATCGTTTTGTAGATCGATATGAAGCATATGAAATCGCAGTGAGACAAAATCAAATTCGCCGTTTATGTCCAACTGGTTCTAAACGACTTTACTCAGAGATGCTATATTAATAGCATCATCTTTTTAAATGGAAAATATATATGCCATTATATGAAATTAAAAATATTGATCCACGACATATTTATTGTTCGGGTGGAAAATCTGAACATAAATCATTCTTTTTTGGTGAGTATTATCAGGCTATTTTTGAATCTTATATCACTCATTTTACTAAAGAAGTGACCGCTTATCCTGATTATAACAATACATCTATATGGGACCGTCGAACCGGTCAAATTATTGATTATGTAGAAAATATTGCACTTGCTATTAATAATGTAAGTTTTCCTGGTGGTGGATATAGCCCAGAAAAATTTTATAGTGTACCTGGCCATAAACTTTGTTTTTATATGCTAACAGAAGTCTGTAAAAATATTGTACCACCAACTAATGTCACATTAATCATTCCGATGTTGGATGTTGCTGATATGCCATTAGATTGGAAAATGAAAATGATTGACTATTCTAATACTTACATTAATGCATTATGTAATCGTAAAGAGTATGCCAAACTATATAATCCGCTTGTGCGTATGTATGTTCGCAATAATTTTGATAAAGTAAAGCATGTTGCATTAACTCATCAAAATTTAGATATTTTATTTAAAAATGGTGCAGATCGATACTTATGAAAATAGATATCACATATACAAAAGTAAAAACCGTATTTGATAAAGGTCAAGAAATTATCTATTTCTTTTATCCCGATGGCATATGGGATGAAAACAAGTTAACATTTAATGAAGCAAAGACAAAATATCCAAAAAGCAAATATAATTGGATACTTATGAAGGATAAAGACTAATGCGCCACCGTTTTAAAAAATATTATGAAACCAAATTAACCAAATGTAAATTCGTGGTTGGTGTTTTTCAAAATCGCGAAAAAAATTGTATTACTCTGGTATTGCCTCAATTATTGTTTAAGAAAGGTAATATCTATGATATTAATGCCGACCAGTATACCCGTTTAGCACATACAATACAAGGTTTGATTAATACTTATATGCAAGCAAATGGCAATATTCATATCGATGAATTACCATTAGGACTGGATGTTAATAATGTTATTAATTCTACATATAATGGAAGTAATATCCGTTGGGTAGAAGTTAATACGAATCTATATATATCATACCATCAATTTGTATCTAGCATTACCATGTCAAAATGCTTAAACGTAGTTAATGCATATAAAGAACGACATACAATTCGACAATCAATTATTGATGATAGAATTCAGTTGAATCGATATAAGCCGGGTGGTGTATATTATGAACAGCATATTCGTAATAATGATATTAAACGCAACCAGCAATTTTTTGATACTATACAAAGCCGTATTGACCGTAAAGTCGAAGATATTACTGAATTGTCCAATACTATTAAAGAAGGTAAAAAAGCAATTTTGAGTTCTATCGGTAAACGCGATAAAGGATTACTAAAGTATTATTTATACCTTGCAAATAAAAAGATTGCAAAATAAGCATCTAAATATCTGATAAATTTATTTATTTTATATTTGTATATACAAATATAAATAATAGTAGTATAATTGCATCATACAGACGGAGACGTATATATATGCCAAATTTATCAGATATCACAATGACTCTTTACATGCACGATCTTATGAAGATTGGCACTGTTAATAATTCATTGTATGATGAATATGAAATTGAAGCGAAACAAATTTTACATAATATCGAGACTGGTGAAGTGAAAAGCCGTGAAGATATGAAAGAGTGTGTAATTTTCGTTTTTAATCATTATTTCGAAGGTGTATTTAATCCTAATGATGTGACTGACGAACTAATTGATCAATTATATGAATTAGTATAATAGTTTATATAAAAGTCCATAAATAATCTTAAAAAAGATGGATTATTTATGGACCTATCATTTGAAGAATGGTATTTTGTTGAAGCCTTTAGTATTAAAGATACAGAAAAAGAAAAAGCCCAAGTATTACAATTTAAAGATTTTTTCAAAACAAGTAAATTTAGAATTCGTTTACCAAAAGAAGATGTTTATTTTAAATTTACTTTCCATGCGCAAGCCAGATATATTGAGCGTGAAGCCCCATTAGATATTGATTATATTAATAAATTATTAAAGAATGTTGCTAAAGCAGTTCAATATAAAGAAAAAGGTCAAATTTATTTGGTTTATTCAAATAGTTTAGAGCGCGCTATCGCAGTAACACGTATGGAAGATGATTTATTTAAAGTATTGACTGTATATCCTCATGGCGATAGAAAGCCAGCCAAAGACACTAAAAAAGTATTAACTGAAGAATGTGAATAATTTTTTGCATTCTAATATAAACTTATTCAGCTTTTATATATATAAGTAAAAAAATATGATAAAATATAAAAGATTTTGGAGAAGTAAATGTCAAATATAGAAGTTGTACAAATTGTAGCACGTAGTAGTAATAATGTAATTGGAAATGGTGATGAAATTCCGTGGAAGATTACTGGTGATCTACAGTATTTTAAAGAAAATACGCTAAATCATATTTGTATTGTTGGACGTAAAACTTATGAAACCATCAAACATTTAAAAGGTCGTAAATTTATTGTATTGTCTCGTAGTGGTATTACCCGTGTAGAAGATGGCGTTATCTATGCACGTGATATTGATACGGCTATTGCCATGGCTAAAATTAATACACATTTGACTAATAAGAATCGAATTTTTATTATTGGTGGCGCCGAAATTTATCGTTTAAGTATGGAAGTATCGCATCGTTTATTAGTGACAGAAGTCGATATTGAAGTTGAAGGCGATGCTACCTATGAAATACCGGATTACTTTAAATTGGTTAAAAATAGTGAAATATTTATGGAAAATGATTGCCAATATAAATTCACTGAATATGAAAAAGTTGCTAAATAAATCATAAAAGGAGATTATAATGACTTTTAATGATTTTTTATCTGAAGCTGTTGTTAGTAATGCAGATATTCAAAACACAGATGCTCGGGCTGACGCAAAAACCATTGCTCAAAAAACACGTGGCCTTATGATTGGTCGTACCATTGATGCTAATGGTAATGCTGGCACTAATCCAACTGCCAATAGTGGTAATGCATTTGCACCAGATAATCTTAAAGAGCCTAATACAAATGGCCCTAAAGATGAAGAAGCTGGCTATTCTGTAATTTTGAAAAATAATGCATCTGAAGTTGTTTATGCTACAAAAGGCGAAAATGATGAGTTATATAAAGGACTTTCTATTATTAGAAGAGATGTTTGACTCCGATAATGGATATAAAGCTGAACAAACTACTTCAGATAATGAAGTAGTTTTTGATATTCAAACTGGTGAAGCTCGTGATTATAGATTTGTCTTTACTAAGCATAAAGATGATATTTATACTGCTGAATTAGGTTATGCGGGTTCTGGTAAATCTGATATTGTACAAATTACAACTGACTTTTATGATGTTAATAAAGTAGTTGAAACTTTGGTAGGTATTTTCACTGGATTTTATTTATCAGTTACAAGTGCCAAAACTATTATATATAAATTCCAATCTAATGTTGATAAAGGCTATAAATTATTAGCTCGCTCAATTTTTAAGAAAGAATTATCAAATTATTTTTCAGTGATTGAAGATAAAGATCATAAAGATTTTGGTGATAAAAAATATATTGTAGTTCACAATAATCGAAATACGGCAGCAGATCCTGACTTTGATGAAATAGAAAAAATATTAAGAGACTAAAAAGTCTCTTTTTATTTGTGTGTACATTTATAAAAACATATAATATAATATGATTATTACTATTAATGAATGGATTATAGATATGATTAAAACTGTTAAAGTGCTTATTAAGGCAGACGAAGAAATCATATTTAATGACTTTTTAGAGCCAGAAAAAGTCGCAGAAAAATTTGTAGAAATAACTAATATCCAATTAAATCAATTGACTAGTATGGGTATGGAATTAAGTTTATTAAAAAATACAGAAGTTCAATATGAAGTTGCTTTAAATGGCATCAAATATAAAATGACGGCTGATCCCAAAATAGGTGATCAACTTGAATATGTATGTTATCCACATCACCAACAGCCAAATTGTTATTTTAAACTTTCAATTTATGGCGAAAATTGTCGTGGTACTACAACTGATACTCGTACAATTATAGTTGAAGGTGATGAAGCTAAAGCAATCGATTTAATTAAAAAGCTGAATGCATTTTTTGATGATCATGATTCATCATATAATGAAGAATTAAGCTTTTCAAAAGATGATGATTATACTGCAGATGCAAGCTGTAGTTTATCATATAGCTTTTATCCGTATATTGAATATCATGCTTATGGTAAAATATTTCAAGCCGATATTAAATCATTATTAAAAGGGAACTAATATGACAACTTTACTACAAGTTTTAGAAAATAAATTAAACGACTTTATTGAAAGTAAAGATGATATATATGTTCCATTATTGGAATTTATAATTGGACATATTAAGCAAGGTTATCCTGATCGTTTACATGATGACGTATTAGTTAGTAATTTTATTACTTCATTTATGTATGACTTACAACAAAATTTAGATGAAATGGAAGAAGACGATATTTTTGATGATTCCATTCAAATTAAAAAAGAAATTAATTTTTTAAATCAGTATATTATAAAAGAAAATGTGGCATAATATATGTTCTTTATAATTATCGTAGGAGATAACGATGACAACAATTCATGAACAAATTATCGTTGATATGAAAGATGCTATGCGTTTAAAAGATCAGCAAAAAGTTAATTCATTGCGTTATATTATTGGTACATTTGATACTAAAGCTCGTTTAGATAAGCCAGTATTACCAACTGATGATAATATCATTGCTTTTTTAACTAGCTTTGTGCGAGACCTTAAAAAATCGGTTGATGACTGTGAAAAAGCGCCGGGTGATTTTGAAGCCACTCGCACAAAATTATTGGCTGAAATTGAAATTTATGAATCATATTTGCCAAAACAATTAACTAACGCAGAAATTGATTCTATTTGTGCGGAACAAAATTTTGCGTCTATTAAAGATGCTATGTCTTATTTTAAAGACAATTATTTTAAGCGTTATGATGCTAAATATGTATCATCAAAATATAAGTGAGTTTAAAAAATGCATGCTAATACAACATACAGTCTAATTACTGATAAAAAAGACGTCTGGAAAAAAGAAGAAGGTATTCCAGTTCTTCAATTAGAAGCTGAAGAGCTATCTTTATTTCAAAAATTTTTAAGTGATCATTCTGTTTATCTTAACGGTGACTTGACAATCCGCGCTTATAATGGTAGTGGAATCGGTACATCTTATATTGTATTTGATAATGCTAATAATGAACCAATTGCTGATATCACGGATTATAATTCTTGGTAACCATTAATAATTAAAAAAAGGACTCTTAATTGGGTCCTTTTTTTATTATATTTATTTACAAAACATACATAAACATATATAATCATTTAAAATCTTTTATATATTAAAACTTATTCCCTCCATATGCTACTACATACCTTAAAGATTTGATAGTCCAAACGGTACACCTAAATAGTGTGTACTTAAGAAATATCAAAGGTATGCGATGAAACAATATTTAAATTTAATGAAACATGTATTAGAAACTGGTGAAGATGATAATACAGAACGTACTGGTGTAGGCACTGTTTGTACTTTTGGTGAACATATTAAGTTCGATTTACGTGATGGTTTTCCTGCTGTTACCACTAAGAAATTAGCATGGAAAGGAGTTATTTCTGAATTACTTTGGTTTATACGCGGCTCTTCTAACTTATATGAACTGCGCGCTATTCTGCATGGTGAAGAAAATCGCTATAATGATGAAAAGAAAACAATCTGGGACGCGAACTATAACAAGCAAGCAAAAGACTTAGGTTATACTGATGGTGAAATGGGGCCAATTTACGGTAGCCAATGGCGTAACTTTAATGGTGTTGATCAGTTAAAAGAAATGCTAACGCTTGCACAGCAAGACCCGTCAAATCGCCGTCTTATTATTTCAGCTTGGAACCCAGGCGATCTTAAAAAGATGACTTTGCCGCCTTGTCATTATATGTATCAGATTAATATTAAAGGCGATTATATTGATGTGCTATTTAAAATGAGATCAGTTGATTTATTTTTAGGTTGTCCATTTGATATTGCATCATATGCTGCGTTGACTCATATACTTGCTCGTATTCTTGGTAAAAAAGCACGCTATTTATCTTGTCATTTTGGTAATACTCATGTATATAAAAACCATGTTGATCAAGCATATCAGCAGCTTGAACGCGCCCCTATGACACCACCAACTTTATGGATTGATCCTGCTTTACAAACGTTGGAAGACTTTGAAAAAGCAACAATTGATCAATTCAGATTAGATAATTATAACCATCACGATCCAATTAAAGCCGATATGGCAGTCTAATAAAATTGGGTGATATCATATTATCACCCAATTAGGTTTTTTATAATGAGTAATTTAATTAGCTTTGCACCAGAAGAAGCAACATATTTTGATCCGACAAAACAATTATATTGTGTATGGGATAATGCTTTATTTTATTGGATAAAAAATGAATGGGTGCAAGATGATTCAGATGAGCGACACACTTTAATTTCTTTGGAGAATATAAATAAATGAACGACGAATTCATAACGGTGTTATTTAAAAATAATAACGTTAAAGATATTGTTATTACAAATAATGATGATAAATATCAAATTTCAGCATTAGGTCATACAGTTGAAAATGTTGATTTTTTGAAAGCGTTAGATGAAATTCATAATTTAATTAGATATGACCCTGTAAAAATTACAGTTGCAACATATATGAATTTTATTGCAGGTGCAAGAATTAATAACTATGATACATTCCTCCCTTTTAAACAATTAATATCTACAATATACCCACCATCGTATGATGAATTATTAAATTTACAAATAGAATTTGTAAAGTACCCAGTATTTTATGCGAACGGTATTCAATATGAATGCGTATCTCGTCGATACAAAAATGGTGACAAAATTGATTATTCAGTATATAAATGGTTATATACAATGAGCTATGACAGTGAAGGCGACTGTACTATTAGAGGCGTATTAAAAGATGGCATTTAAAAATATTAAAACCACTTTAAAGCAAATTCCGAAAGGCACATTTAGCTATAAAAAGTATAAAGCTGAAAATAGAAATATGAAAACTATTACATCATATGATCATATTTTTGAATATAGTGCACAATTACCATATGTAAAAGTGGTAACTTATCCAGTTGCAATGGGTATTTATACGGGCGCAATATTTGCAGTTGTCGGGTATGTTTATATTATTGATTCAATAAATAGTAAAAAATAAAAAAAGGACCTTAAGGTCCTTTTTAAAATCTTATATTACCATGTGTCAAGAGATTCTTCTTTAACGGCGCCGTTCCAATATAGGCCATTCGATAAATTAATTTTAAAAGCGTACATTAAATTAGGATCATCATCATAATCAGATCCACTTAATAAAGATACGGATTCTACTAAATCCGTCCCGTACTTTTCTTGTAAAAAACTTAACACATTTTCTTTATTTCCAAGATTTGCAAATTTACCGGCGCAAAAAAGGGTTTGTCCATTTAATGTGGGTAATTTATCTAGGTACATAACATAAATTTGTTTAGACATTTTTAATACTCCGATTAGTTAAAAATATTATATCACACGTATACGCATATATAAATAATTTTTAAAAATTATATTTGTGCGTGCGCTATTTTGTTGTACAAATATAATTTATGTATCCTATAATGGACACCTACATTTAATGGACACGGTTATGTATAACATGAATTTTAAAGAAGAAATTGACACAGCATATAAAGAAATGAATCTGATTCCAATTAATGGACAGGATGTTGCTGTTGATCGCGTTCTTACTGAATTCTTTATTAATAATAAGCGCAATGTAATTCTTAGCGCAGATACCGGTACGGGGAAATCCATTATTGGGGCTGTTGTAGCAAAAGTTTTTAAAAATCGTTTTGAAAATGAATTAGCTGAAGACGATGATATTAAACCTGCAATGATTGTGGTGCATAGTAATTCACTTGTTAAACAATATGGCGAAACATTTAAAGACTTTGAGTCTGATGAATTCCATCAAATTATTGGTGCTGGTAATTATAAATGTGAATTAGCGGCTTCAATGTCTTTAGAAAAAGATAAGAAGTTTACCGGTGAAGATTGTGTTAAAAGTAAAGCTGATAAAGCGGAACAAGAGAAATATTGTAATCTTCGCCGCTTACTTTACGTGATACCATTGATGTAATGGATGATGTACGTAATCAGCTATTACGTGAAGAGCTTAATCAATCTAATTATGTTCAACCACTACGTCAATTAAAAACTGCATTTGAAGCTATCGCTGAAGTATTTGTTGAAAAATCAAACGCTGCTGATATTGAAGAATTTGTAAAATTAAAACGTATTGCTAAAAAATATCAAGGTCATGCTACTCGAATTAATGACTTATTCCTTTATAAGTTTGATCATTCATTCGAATATAATGAGCAAGAAACAAAAATTACGATTAAGCCTATCTTTGTTGGTAATATGTCTAACAAGATTATGACTGATTATAATTTGTTTATGTCCGCTACTATTTCACCTGATTTTATGCGAATCACTATGGAATTGGATAAAGGTGAAACTGCTTTTGTGGGTTTGGACCCGGTATATGATCCAGAGAATAAACAAATTATTTTCTGTGGTAATAAAAAATTAAGTTATTATACAATGAAAGAGCCAGATACCATTCAATATCTACAAGATGTTGTACGCGAGGTTGTTTCTAATGCAAATGACGACGGATATAAAGGATTGATGTTAACGCCCTCATTCGCTGTTGGTGAGACTTTATCAAAAGCAGTTTATGACCATCAAAAAAATTGTACAAGGTATTGGTCGAAGCTGTCGTAATAAAGATGACTGGTGTCTTACATTTATCATGGATCAAACAGCAGAACAATTATTTAAGTCTCCATTAAATGTTTGGCGTAATCAGTTTAAAATTTTATAATTATAGTGATTGATAAAATGAAAATTTGTGAAGTAACCTTTATTTGGCCTTATTCAGATAATACTACTATTTTATTTGATAAGCTCCCGACACGAGAAGAATTTAGTGCATATATGTATAATGAATATGAACATATTGTTACTAAATTCGACGATCATAAATATACCATTGATTTTGAATCACATAGCGAAAGTGATGAATCTGAAATTATTGCTGGTAATTTACAAATATACAATTTAGCCACGTGGCCAAAACTAGATTAATTTAAAGGGCCATATGGTCCTTTATTTTTATCATAAGTAAATATTTAAATGAGGAAAAACTTATGTTAGATACATATACTAATTTTGCGAGTCGTTGTTTTATTGATGATTTACCTAACGAACAATTTTTTAAAGATGCTGGTATTGAATTACTTGCTATTAAGCATATCAATCATGACGGCAAAGTAATTAATGCTGTAACTGATACATACAATACAAACTTAATTGCGCAAGTAAATCTTTCGCAATACAAATATATTTTTGCTATTAAAAAAGTAGAATGTGTTGTTGCTAATTCATATTCAACCTTTAATATTACAGTTACTGGGATTAAAAGTTCGGCATTGAATACATCTAACAATATTTCGGTTGCTGATATGTCTGTATTATGTTTAGAAAATGCCGACCAAATTGGAAAAGTAATGGAAAAATATTTTCCAAAAAAATAATTATTTGTATATACAAATATAATTTAGGGCTGTATAATTAAGCTATAAACTTAATCGAGTACATCTGTATGAGCACTATTTATTCTTTTAAAGATGGTCAACGCCCTGAGATCGGCAAATTCTTTTATATTTTTTATAAACATAACGAGTCTGATACAACTTATGATAGCCATCTGGCGTATCTTAATCCAGAAAATAAAATTATTGGTCTGGAAACGCTTGACCATATTGAATTAGAATATTGGGGATATAGTACAGATGTAAATCATCTCGTTGACAATGTTGATGATTATATTGAAATTACATTATTTGAATCTTCAAAGAGTTCGGATGATGAATATGAAGATGAAACTCTCGGCGTATTTAAAGAAATGCCGACAGAGGAACAATTTAGTAAATTTTTGAAAAATAACCTTAACGCAGAGTTGTTAAGTTTTACATCGCTTAATCCAAAATTAACAGTTTTGGATATTCTTGGTGAAAAAGCGTTTGCAGTTGATATTTATAGTAATTTTACAATATGTATTGACGATAAAGTATATAACGGTTTAATTAAACCATATGAAGTTATGGATTGGGAATAAATAATATGACAAAAGCAGTTCAAAAATATACTACATCTGGTAAAAAGGTTAATATCGTTACTAAATTAAATGACGACGAATACATTGTACAAGAAGTGTATGTGGACGATAACGGTATTGAACATACTGCAGGTCAAAATTTTGTGGAACGTTCTATTTGTTTATTAGACGTTCCAGTAAAAACATGGGCACAAAAGCAATATGATGAAGTAGCTGATCAACATAGAATCTTAAAAACTAAGATTGATCAGCTAGAATATCAACATGATCTAAAAAAAGAAGAATTAAAAGCAATTTCAGAGCTTGCCAAACAATCTAATTGTATTTTAAAATCATTGACTAACTTTGATTTTAATCATTTTTGTGATATTTTTACAGGGCAAGCAAAATATGCAGTAGATGAATATGGTCTTATTAGTCATTTTATGGATGCTATTACATCATATGAAAATAAATATTATTTTAAACAATTTGAAAGTATTAAATTACTTAGCTTAATTGGTAGATCCGACGGTAATCTTGCATATAATATTAGTTATTATAGCGATGGTTCTGGTGGTGTCACCCGATATCGATTTACAGCTGATCTTAATCAAGCCGCAGAATGGGCAATGGAACACGCTCGCCATACAATGTCTCAATCATATAATGTTGAATCAATTATTAAGAATTTTAAAACATTTAATATTGATGTTCCAGCTGAACTGGTTGATTATCATATTGCATATAATCAAAAAAGAATTGAGCAACGTCGTGATGAGGCTTTAAAGCGCTATAACGATGAGCTGGAACGTATCGCTCAGGATGAATTAAAAAATGCCTAACTATAAAATTCGTTTTAAGAATATATGGAAAAAAGTAGTAAAAAAATGTCAATTATTAGACTATATGAATCAAACAGAGATTGATAAATTATATAATCTAATTGAAACATCCTATTGCACAGGTCACCGATTTTATCATACACTTGAGCATTTAATTGAATGTTTAGAGTTATTTTTAGATACTGAACATTTATGTAATCATCGTTTAAATGTGCTATTTGCTATCTTATTTCATGATGCCGTTTATGATCCAGCATCGCAAGATAATGAAGAACAAAGTGCACAATTAATGATGCACCATTATCAATACTTAGATTGTATTAACGCAAATTTAGTTTATGCATATATTATTGATACTAAAACTCATCCTATATCTGAATGTAATGATTCAAATATTATACGCGATATTGACCTTTCTATCTTTGGAAAACATTCACGCAGATTTTTAAATTATGATCATATGATCTTATATGAATATACACCACTTTTAAATATGGATGCTGATAATCCATTAAAAGAATATGCGAGTCGCCGATGTGAAGTATTAAAACACTTTTATAGTGAACGCATATTTGTGACCGATTATTTTTACAATAAGTTTCAATCTCGAGCGGAATCTAATTTACGAAATATGATCAGCCATTATGAGTCTATATTATTTGAATAATTTTTATTAAATGTATGTACATTCATAATTTAGCGGCGTATAATAAACTCATACAATGTTAAATGTAACAGGTGAATATCATGACTAAACAAGTATCTTCTCACGCTGCAGCCGCTAAAATGATCCGTCAACACTTTAAAGCAATTGGTGTACCGGCTAAAGTAAAAGCTTCTTCTTATTCTATGGGTTCATCTGTTCGTGTTGAAGTAGCCGATATTAATCCAGCTCAACGTAAAGAACTTTCTACATTTATTGATCAATTTCAATATGGTCATTTTGACTCTATGAATGATTATTATGATATCAGCAATTCACGCGACGATATTCCACAAGTTAAATATACATTCTTGGAAGTGTCTTATAGCGATGAACTTAAACAAAAAGCTTATGATTGGGTTCGTGCTAATATGGGCGGTTATAATACAGCTGATGCTGATTATTCAAAAGTAGCTTGCTGGGATAAATCTGAAACTGGCGAATTTATTACTGAAACAGTAAATCGTATTTTAAATGGTTATTATGCAAACCTTGCAGCCGAATTCTGGGCTGCATAATAGGATTATTAAAATGAGTGTAATACGTCAATGCAAATGCTGTAATAATATGATGAAAGTTCGTCAAGCTGATATTAATCGCGGGTGGGGCTTATTCTGTAGTAAATCATGTAAAGCTATTGATCAAGTTCGTAATAAAACTAAAAGATCAACATCTAGTAAAAAACGTATTTTTGATAATACAGCCTCTATTATTAAAGCTGTCGCGAAAATTACAGATTATAATAGAATTGATTTACTTGAAAAATTGAATCGCAATATGGTATATGAATGGGATAATAATATTTTTGAGCAAGCATTAAAGATGAACGATCTTGACAATGCTTATAAATTTATTATTCAAAATTCATAATAAAAAAAGGTATGCTTAATTGCATACCTTTTTAATTTAGATCGTATATTTTCTAAATTTTTTAACTTTATGATTCTTTTGATTATGCTGGATATTAAATTTAGGTTCACTCGCCATAATAAAATCTCTTTCTAATTCAAGCGAATCTTCTTTAGATAAGTTATCACGCAAAACAATAACTTTTACATTTTCAGCATCTTTAAAAAATAGTTCATTTAATTTTGCGTTACTAGATTTGCCAGATTTTACATGTTCATGTCTTGCTGGTTTATTGCCTACTGCACCTTCGCCACTTCCAATATATACACATTTTCCTTTATATGTAACTTCATAAACTTCGTATATATCGCCTTTAACTTCTTTCATTACTTTTGATTACCACTAAAAAGGTTACATTTATCAATTATATTTTAACACAAATATAATTATGTATGATATAATTTTTAATATATTTAAAATGGGTGTTAAAAATATGGATACTATTACATACGCAGAATTTAAAAAATTCTTCCAAGCTAATCCAGCATACGTTAAAGTATTTGATAAGTTTGGTCAGGAAAAATATAAAGTTTCTACGATGAATGCTAACAATTTTAATGAAGATATGCAAAAACTATTTATTGCATTCTTTACTTTAGTTGATCCTCAGAATATTTATAAAGGCCGAGTTGACTTTATTCAAAAATGGTATAAAGCTAAAAAAGGCCGCGCTCAACATCTTTTGAGTTTGTATGGTAGCAATAGTATTATCTATGCTATTAAAGAAGACACATTGCGAGATGAAACATGGTATCGTTTAATCGATTGCATAAACAAAGTTACTATTTGTGAATATCAATTAAATTATCTATTTGATCCAATTGTACCAGAAACACCTGTTAGCGCATCTAAAAATGAGTTCATTGAATATTTTACATCAGGAAACGGTAAAGGGCATAAAAAAGATTTTAACGATTTTATTGATATGCCTGGTTATACTGAGTCCGTTATTAATGGTACTCGTAACTATTCTCAAGGCATCCATTTAGAATTTATTCGCTATACGGGTCGTAATATTGAAATCGATATTATTGATGAAATCGGCAAGTATATGAAGAAAAATAGAGAACGCAAGATGGAATTATGTTCTTTATTATATAAGCAACTATATAATAAATCGTCAATAACAGGTTTTAAAACATTGTGCGATAATGCACCGTTGTTAAATAAATCTAATCGTCTACGTATGATGAAAGTAATTAATGAATCAAAAAAGATTTATCCATAAATATAAATAAATTTTTGAAGATTCGTTATGAAAACTGTAATTTTAAATGCCAACAATAATACAATTCATATTTTACGAGATAAAGACTTATATAATCAAGTTGATATGAAATTGCAAAGCATTAATAAAGAGTCAACTATTATTGGAAGGGACCAAAATAATCAATTGATTATTGCGGAAAAAGCCGAAATTGAAGACGTTTAAAAAGGACCCCACGGTCCTTTTTTTAATTCAAATAAATAACTCCGGCTTTTTCCGTAAGGGACCCACCACACTTAATAAGTCCAGATGAACCAACATTATTACTCCATGAACCTTTTGTTTTCATTGAATAAGAATTACATGTAACTGTATAATTACCGGTGATATTAGAAGTTTTATTTCCTTTAATTGTTTCTTGAACATTACCATCTACAACGATATTAGCATTACCATGTACATGTATAAATAATCCTTTTTGAACAATTTGATAATTATCGCCTTTAACACTAGATACGACTGTACCATCAGTATGAAATTCATGATATGTTCCTGATTTATGAACGATATGAATACGTTCTTTACCAGGTGTATCATCTAATTCAATAATATGGCCACTTGGTGTTTTAATCACCTTATTATGTGGATATTTTGGAGCAGCACCTGATGCTTTTTCGGTCCATTGTCCAGCTGAATCCATCTTTTTCTGAACAACTTCACCACGAGATAATTTATCTACATCTGGTCCATTTTTACCCATACCAGGATAAGTAAATAAAACTAATGGTAGCTGAGCACTTGGTCCATCAACAAAAAATCCGCCTACATGAGTACCTTTAACAAGCATATGTGGCATAATACCAATACCTTGATAACTAGCACTCATTGTAGAAGTAGCGATCATTGCCCATGGTAGGGCTGCGGTCGAGATAATATTTTTGTCATTAGAATGATATCCAAAAATACGAACTTTTACCCGACCTGCTTGTAACGGATCTTCTACATCTTCAACTATGCCTGTCCACCATGTAAAGTCACCAAATGAGAACTCGTTATTACGATTACCACTCATTCTTCCATCCTCATTTTTACGAATTCAAAGTTATTTAGATACATTGATGGTGTGATATGATGTACAATAGTTTCAGCTTTATTACTTGGCAAATCAATATAAATATGTTTTCCTAACCATCTATATTGACCGACACTTCCCCGCATTTGTGCAGAGAATTTTTCACTATCCAATCGTTGTAATACCGCGCGGCGAGATGGTACCCATTTATCTGCATCATCATAGCCTGTTTCTGATGTATAAACTTTTGGCATCTTAGGAATAAAAGAAATTGCAGCCTTTTCTGCATTCTCAAATAAAGAATCTTTCCATTGTGGTGCAACTCGTAAGTCTTCTTTACTGTCATCGCCATGAGAATAAATACTTTCGCCCCATTCTTTATTAAAGAAATCATATGTCACTACAGTAGATTTATAATAACCATTTTGCAAGTTTTGCTGCACATCTACATGATCCCATGTATGTTGTATAATATTATATTGATTACGTTCCCCGGTAATATTTTCTACTTTATATGTAATAATTTGATCTAACTTATTTTTAGAATCACTATACATACTTTCAATAGAATCTATTTTAAAACTGCTGATATCACTTTGATAAAATAAAAAGTCTGCGCGGTTATCTTTATGTGTTTGCTTTAACAGCCAACCAATAGTGATAAATGGAGACCAATTATTAATAAGCACTTCATTACTATTATCAGATGGTGTTGGTAACTCAATTGCCATACCAGGGAATGATTGGGCTGCAACGTCGGCAATAATATCCGTAAGTTTCATAGAATTATATTTTTGGTTAATACGGACAATATTATTTTCTAAAAATGCCTTTGTTACACCTTTTAAAATATAAGATTCAGAATTTTGGTTCTGCATACCTTTATCACTTACATTATATACATAAAATACAAAGTCAATTAAATCATCAGTTGGACAATTATCAGTTGTCCCTAATGTGATAATAATTTCTGATCCGTGTTGAATCGGAATAGTTTCAAATAAATTTCGTGCGTCCATAATAGAAAGTTCGCACGACCAGGTGGGTGAATCCACACTTTGATATATATAAATATTAAACCATGAATCGGTCATATCTGTACCATCAACGGTAACTTTTATTTTTGTAAACGTTCTATCGCCAGACATATTATTTTCCTTTTAATGACGATTTAAAATCTTCAACAAACTTAGTGATTAATTGTTTTGGTATAACTTTAATCACTTTTTTATTATTATTTTTATATGTTTCATAATCAAAATGACGGACAAAATCAATATTTTCTGGCAATACTTCATCGTTTTCCATCATTTCACGAAATAAAATTTCTTGATCGCCAGTAATAATTTCATCAGTTTCATTATCTATAAAATAACGAATTTGCATCATTCCTTCTTCACCATAAATGCGTTTACAATATTCATATAAATGATCTTCCATCATATGCCAATCAATGAAAGGATCGACTATATCATTCACTAATAATATAGTCCAATATAAATGGGGATCATCATACTCATCTTCAGCAATTTGCTCGGGGGTACGGCTATTTACATTAATAGTTTTCATTAATAATTTATTTTTATCAAATGTAATAGATGATTTTGTAATATCAGTTAATGGATATTCTGTACCAAATATTTCATATTGAATTGTGTCATGATATTTAAAGAACATGCTTATCCTCGTTGTCCTTGATTATTTTTACTACTAATGTCGCCTTTAGTAATAATTTCAACTTCAGTCCATATAGTAGATAATGTAATCATATATGGGAAGCCATTTCGTAAAGCAGCCCATTGACCTAATGGTGCAAAATTGGCTTCTACAGAGCTGCATACTGCTCGTTTAAAACTATTTAGCCACTTGTTATGACTGGATTCCCACATATAAGTAATTTGACATTCATCTGGATATGTGAAAAACATTTTATCAGACGCGAAGTCTGGATATGAATGTTCACGAAATTTAGAAACAATTTTATCAATACTGTCACAGTCTGCTTCTGAAAATGGTACCAGGTTAAAATTGAAGCTAAAAGTACGGAAATTTACACCCCGGAATAAGAATGTTTTATATGGGTTAGTAACTTTACCTGATGTGGCTCCCATAATGTCATCTGGGGACAATTGGTTACCACCTAAGCCATTTACTACCTCTGATGCTGCGTGATAGAATGCGACCGATTTAACGCGCTCTGACATTGAATTTAATTGATCTGTAATTGCTGACTTAGAAACGTTATCACTTTTTACCGCTTGTATACTTTTTACCGCAGCATTACCCATCATTCCAAAATCAGTGGCTTCCCAGTTAATTGTACTTGGGTTACGAATATCATCCGGCATCGGTAAATGAATAGACGATAATTTAGTTTGTGTATTTTGTCTAAAAAATTGAAAATGTATATGAGCTGGGTTTAAAGCGACGTTCTTTAATGTCTCCGGATAATATATAGACATATTTGTATTAGGTCTTGTATTAAATGATAATGACGGTAAAACAGTGCTTACGAGTTTGCCGATATCACCACTTTTAACAGCCGAAGCAACATTATTAAACGCTGATACAGTATTACCAATATCTTGTTTAATACCATTAATAGATGAGCTAATTGCGTTTAAGTTTGTATTTAATGTACTACCAATAGATCCTATACTGCCATTAATAGCACCAGTAAGTGATCCTCCGATTGACCCGGCCATATCGCCCAAATTTGGTACAATACCGTTTATTGATCCACCGATACCACCACCAATTGCGTCTAATCCACCAGTAAGTCCACCTATTCCACCGATACCACCAATAATACCACCACCGCCCCCGGGTAAAGAATTTATATTTCCAACATTACTAATAGCGCCTAAAGCGGTATTGTTTAATCCGGCATTAATAAGATTTAGCGGGCTAGTTGCTGAGCCAGTTAAATCAGGCATTGGTAAATTCATTGGTAAAAAATTAGATGATAAATTCCCTGACGCTAAATTTGCGCCTGATATTGATGATGCTGGAGATGAAATTTCACCACTTTGCAAATATTTTACTGTCGTTTTTAAGCTCATTTCAAGTCCTTTTACTTTTTATTTAAATAATAAATAAAAGGATAAATTATGAACAAGAAAAAAGGATGGCCCGAGGTTAAGCAATTTTATCCTAAAAATCCGGCCAAATATATTGGAGACCTTAATAATATTAAAATGAGGTCATCATGGGAAATTAAATTTGCTCATTGGGCGGATATGAATCCAAGCGTTATTCAATGGAACTCTGAAGACGTACAAGTCCCATACTGGTCTTCAGCTGATCAAAAAATGAGAACATATCATTTAGACTTTGTTTTAAAAATGCAGACACGTGATGGTATTAAAACAATGCTTGTTGAGATTAAACCTTATATGCAGACAATCAAACCTGAACGTAAAAAAGGTAAAAAGATGGAATCATATCTCAATGAATGTTATGTATATCAGGTCAATATGGATAAATGGCAGCATGCAAAAAAATATGCAGAAGATCGCGGTTGGCAATTTGTAATTCTTACAGAAGAGCATCTATACAATAAAAAGGTTAAAAAATAATGATAGAAAATAACAAGGAAAAGTTAGCTATCCAATGGTTAAGCAATGAAATTAAGCAGATACCAAATTTTTATAAAAAAGGTGAGATACAAGAATCTATCACTTTAAACAATAGGAAAGCCCCGCCGTTATGTGATTTAGTTTTATACAAATATAATGCGGCAGTTGGTAATACCAATGGATACTGGGATAAATTTCCATTAGTATTAATTGTACGACCATTAGAAGATCATTTTTTTGGATTTAATTTGCACTATTTAGATCATGACAATAGAGCCAAAATAATGAATACATTAACACATTTACATACACAAACACGCGGCGATAAAAAACAACTATTTAAACGAATATACCCATTCTTAGATGGATTAGTAAAGATAGGTATTTATAATTTTGCATATAAAAATTATTTGTACAATAGATTAGAAAGTAAATTTATTGTTATAAATCCAAAATATTATGATCTAGTTAGCGTATTACCAATTGCACGATTTAAAGGAAACAATGCACAATGAGCTTATTAAAAATGGCAGCAAGCGGCCTAAAAAGCTTTGCGTCTACTGTAAAGAATAGTGTGGTAAATACCGTATCTAATTCTATTTCTAGCTATGCCAATGGTCTAACCAATATGGTAAATGGTGCTATTAATTCGGCTGGTAATTTGGTAAATAACTTACTCTCTAGTAAATTAGGCAGTGGATCAAGTGGATTGTTCTCATCTTCGGCCGGTAACTTAAATGCCAAAGGTAATAATAGAGACAATTCTATATATGACTATATGGCACATTTTAAAAACGGTGTAATGAAGTCAAGCCGTTTTAGAGCTGAATTTAATTTACCTCGGGGTGTTTCTGGCGGTGGTTCTACGCATGCGGTTAATACAAGTGCGTTAGCGAGTAAAATTAAAGGCGTTGAATCAACTCTTAATAAAAATGGTTCTGTAAACGTTAAATGTAATATGGCAACATTCCCGGAACGTTCATTACAGACTATCGATTTTAAATCTAACTCGGTTAATTTTAAAATGCCGTGGTCTACATCATATCAACCTATTTCATTATCATTCTATGCCGATGGTAACTTAGACTCGCGTGAATATTTTGAATTATGGCAATCATGTGTTATGAACTTTGGTAATAATACCATGAACTTTTATAATGAATATGTTTCAGATGTCAAGTTATATTTGCAGAATGATTCTGGTGCCGATGCATACGGTATTATCTTATACGAAGCCTATCCAGTGAATATTGGTTTAATGGATATTTCTTATGGTAACTCTAGTACAGTATTAAACGTAATGATATCATTATCGTTCAAATCATGGTTACCCCTAAGTAATAGTAATTCTACCGCATACAATAGGTCTTTCTAAGTGGCAGCACGTAAAAAAGTAGATTCAGCAGCTATTGAAGTTGTTGAATCTAAACCAAAAACAACTAGATCAAAAACAACGACAATAGCGAAGGCACCGGTAAAAAAAGTTGGTGCAAAAAAGGCTGCTATAAAAAAACCAGTTAAACAGCCAATGCCAGTATATGAAATCATTGATACTGATTATGAAAACCCGTGGTATTATAAAGGTGAGATATTTAATTCTACTAGTATTAAAGAAGCTCATGGCATGATTTACTTAATTGAAGAAATTTCAACGGGTCGCTTATATATTGGTCAAAAGCAATTATGGACCAAAAAACCTCGTATGGTCAATAAGAAAAAGAAAATGATTAAGGCTGAATCCGATTGGAAAAAATATTATAGTAGCTCAAACTATATTATGGAAAAAGTCGAAAAAGAAGGATGGTCTGATTTTAAACGTAATATTCTAGTATTATGTATATCAGACGGACAAATGAACTATGTTGAGATGAAGCTTCAAATCGATTTACGGATGCTTGAATATTCAGAACTTTATATTAATGGTTATATTGGTGGTCGTATTTCAACGAGCCATATTAAATTTGATCAAATTTTAGATGCCGATTATGATCTACTAAATACGTTATATAGTAAAAGCTACTTTGGATTTAAACCATGAATATACCTAAGATTGAATTAACGCAAGATTTTGTTTTAAACCAGATAAAAGATGTACGATACTTTTTTGATGGGACTCTCACAATTTGCGTAATTACAACTTTGTCTAACTTTAAAATCGTTGAATCATCAAATGTGTTTGACGAATTAAAATATGATCAAGTTAAAGGAATGGAAGCAGCCCGTGAAAAGGCAACCGCCAAACTATTTGAACACTGCGCTTACTATCTAAAAGCTATCACATCTAATTAATCAATAATTTCAGGTGGCAAATCCAACTCCATTTCTAAAATGGAGTTCATTTCTTTTAGATATTCAGCTTCACTAAAGCGGTCTGTTGCAGTTTCAGCTTTATCATTACCCATCTCATAATAAAAATTTGGTCGATTAACTTTTTTATAATATTCATCATTAATTACATTTTTCATATTAGATGATCTAATTTTATAATTAAGATTTTTAATTCTAGTTACTTGTTCTTCAATGGTTAATTTACTAACACATGGTGGGCATAAATTATTCATTTTATTTTCCTGATACTACTAATCTAACTTCTGATTCCCATCCCCAAATATTGAATACCATTAATGGCAATTTAGCATAATTATCTTCATATTGGGATGTAAAGGCATCTGCTGCATCAATTTCAACATCTTCAATAATTTTAGGTTCTTTACTTGCATTATTTTCTAATTGTATAAAATTAGTTGATCCTTTAGTTATTTCATCTTCAATAATTATATAAGTAATTTTTAAATCTTCATATTCATTACGTTCAATTGGATATTCTAATATATAAGTTGGATCAATATTATTTTCTCTCAAATAACATTGGAACATAGAAGAATCTTTTAATTGAGCAATGAAATCGTCATCTCTCTCAAAATTGTTAATATAATATTCAACTAAACCTAAATTTTCTTTATCTTCAAAAGTAGAAAGATTTTTTTTATCTATATCTGATAAATTAATATTATAAAATAATGGGCCATCAATATCAAATGATATATCGTTTGATTCAGGT